TCTAAATTTACGTTTAGCATCTTCTTTAACTAGCTCTCTCATCTCATCATACTCGTCTGCACTTAAGTGGAAGATATTATCGTAAATCCAATCAGATGAAATCAATTGAGACTCCATCATTGATTGAGCAAGTTCCATCTTTTCTTTCAATAACATTACTCTTTCCTGATCATAAATGATAGAAGGAGTTGTTAACGATAATTCGAAGTTGGTTAATTCTTCTTCTCTGTAGCCTTGGATGTATAGATGCACAAAAGCAATCTTATATAATTCAGAAGTTATGATTCTTTGGATCTTTTCTACTGTTCTACCAAAGCGAATATCTTCTGCGGCAAGGGTTGCTTTACCTTGTAACTTCTCGTCATACCCTAAGAATGCTTTTGGTATTCTCAAAGCAGCAAACAACTTATCTCTTAAGTAATTTACGTCTGTAATACCGTCGTACTGTAATCCTCCTAAAGTATCAATCTTAGTTGCAGTGTCATTACCTCTAACAGGGATATAGAAATCCTCCATTAAGTTCTGCATGTTATACTTTAAGTTATATTCACCTGTTTGCTGGTCAATATAAGGAGTACGCTTCATTTTAGAGATAGCTTTCTGCATAAAGTTCTCTACTTCTGCAGGAGGAATACCGCCTACGTTCATATAGAAAATACGCTTCTCAGGAGCTCTTACGATCCTATGAACTAACATCGCATCTTCCATCAAAGTATACTGCTTGAATAATTTTCTAGCAGGTTCAATATAAGAACGGCCGTAAGGAAGGAAGTTAACATCCGTTAATAAACGGAAGTGAGCTACTTCATAGTTATCAAAGTAAATTGACTTAGCATCATGCTGGTTTGGGGTCTTGAAATACCCGTATGTATCAGCAGCTAGCCCATCAGGATCATATCTAAATCTAACAGCGGTTGGATTTTCTGCATCGTAACGTTCTTGTCTTTCAATATTAAATGCAGCAAAAGGAATTACATTATAAACACCAAACTTTTCTGAAGCTTCTAATTTTAAGAAGAAGTCTCCATATTTGCACATATTCCTAATCCACCAACTTAAGTTAAACTCAACGTTTAATACGTCGTAGAATAAATTGTAAAGAATCTTTTGTATATTCTCGTCACTAGATTTAATGTGAAGAACTTCTCCCATATCATTCTTAAGGGTAGATTCTTCTGAAAGAATATCAAGAGCTGAAGCAATGATTGCATCAGTATCCATTGCATCATATTCAGAATATAACTGCGTTCTTAATGTTTGATAGTTAAAAGAAGATTGGTATCCGTAAAGAGATGTTGGTGATGTTGTATAGATTCTATTGTATCTAGCCATCAAAGAGTTATTTTCTAACTCTCCTGACATCTGAATTTGGTTAGTATCAGCTACTTTTAATTGATCACCACCGACGTTCCGGATAATAACATCTGTAGAAAATAATCTACGTAATCTCGAAAATATACTGGTATCAGCCATTGTTTAAGTAATAATATAAGTATAAATAGTTAATAAATCCACCTTATATCTTCCTTTCCTCCTTTACCGTTATCGATTTCATACGGGTTAGCTACGTGAGAAGGTAGGTATACTCCTTGGTAAGAAGGTTTAGATACTGTAATATTATTTAATGCATTACGGGTAAGGTCTAATCCCTGCTGTCTGAACTTTAAAGCAGTGTCTCTAATGTACATTCCGGTACCGAAAGCCATTACTAAGTCGTCATTATAACCGCCTTGAGCTTCTGCTCTGCCATTCTTCCATATAAACACTTTCATTTCCTCGATTAAGCGTTTGGAATGAATAGTAACTGCTTTTTCGTTAACGTATTCTTGAAATTTACCGATTACTAACGGTCTAGTACGGGCATTCATAGAGAATCCAGCTACCATATTTGAGTTATAATCGTATTGATCAAAGTAAGAATCAGCAGAAACATTACCTCCTTTAGGTGAATAGTAGAGATTATCGTACCCTCTATCGATTACAGTCTGGATTGTTGACCATCCAATAGAAGCATTTTCAATTACAAGTAATGCTTGATTGTATTCTGATGCTATACCTACTAGTAAATGACCAAAATCCTTGGTTCCTAACTGCCCTTTATATTCTCCTACCTGAGTGTTATTCTCAATATCGATGATATGAAAGGCTGAGCAGTCTTTTCCATCACCTCTAGCTACGTCAGCTACTACCATGTAGCTTCTTGAGTAATCAACGGGTTCCCAAATCCATAAATTTTGATCAGCACCACGTTTTTCCATAGGGTCTCTGATGTAGGTCTGCTGGTAGAACTCTAAATACTCTCCGTAGAATACAATATCCCCAGAAGTAGCAAAGTTACAATCACATTCCTGTGCTGCCAGACGTGGATCTCCTAGTAGATTATCCTGAGCATCTCTCCAGGTTTGATCTCTTTCTGGGTGTACATACCAAGGTAATTTAATTGGTAAAAATTCATTCTCTTTTGCTTCAGCTCTAACCCAGGTTTGGTGAAACCAGTTACCGGTTCCGCAAGGAGTTGATAGTATAATAGCACCGCCACCCGTAGCTAAAGTCTGTTGAGCGGATGCCCATGTTTCGGCAATGTTATCGATGAACGCGGCTTCGTCAATTAACAGTAGTGATACGGCTTCTGAACGAGCAGCATCTGAATTTGATGATTTAGCTGTGATTTTAGACCCGTTTGATAGCCGTAAACTCAGTTTGTTCTTTTCTTCTGCATCAATTTTTAACCAAGAAGGTAAGTTTTCATACATAAACTGCACTTTTGATACAAGATTTCGTGCAGTTGCTTGTGTGGTTGCAAGGGTTAAAACGTTTTTATCTTTATGAAAAAGCATTAACCACAGTGCATATCCTGCTCCTAAAGTCGAAATACCTAGCTGTCTTGACTTTAAAATGATAGAATATGGGTTATCTTGGAAGTGTTTTAGTACTTTTTCCTGAAAAGGATATAGATGAAATAAGATTCTACCCCGTAATGGATGCTGGATATAGCAGTATTTTTTCATAAAGTGAATAGGATCAACTACGCACTTAATGTATTCCTGCCGGATGACTGATTTTAAATCTGGTTGACTCATAGACCAAAGAATAGAGAAAGGACTATAGTTACTATCGCAACCGCATAAGCTCCGTTTCTCGATGTTCTTAGATTCTCAATTTCTTTACCGTAAATTGTAATTATAGAATCTTTATTATTTACAACCTCTTTGTAATTCTTTTCATTAGCTTTAAAAACATTGATTGTACTATCTCTATGGAAGATAATAGTATCTTTTGCAAAGATAATTTCCTGTAGGTTTGAAATAGAATCACGGGCAAAACCCAACTGAGTTCCACAGTAGAGTCTTTCCTCTCTAACAATTAAGGCTTTCTTCAAAGCAGCACAAGGTACTCTACAAGTATCACTTGAAGCTTTCTGAGAATAGAGTGGCGACATCGCTATTAGACATAGCATTAAGACGCTTAAGATCTTCTTCATGTTGTTTTTGTTCTCTGGCAGCTTGAGCTGCGGTTTGACTTAGTTTTAATTCCAGTTTGTTTATCTTAGCCTTCTGAATGTCAGCTAAAGAGTCTAGTTGTTTCACCTTTTGGTGATTTAGTTTAATCTCGTTATTCAAAGAATCAATTCTTCTTTCGTAGATAGAAACATCGGGTAGTTTCTCTGCCGGTTTAAAAAAACGGGTATACACAATACCTATTCCAAAAACCAAAACAATAATCCATATTAGTGTTTGTTTCATGACTTATGTATTTTTAACCTAAGAGTACCGGTTCCTTTAATCACTCGGTGCCACTCATGTCTTTTTATAAATATAGCTTCATTTAAGGAAGTTGGCAAGCTATTATCTAGCTGTAACTGCCAATCAGTTTCTCCAAGTATCTCCACGGTTCTATCTTCGTCATCTCGATGCCATAATAATTCTATGGGGTCAATATTTTCATCGAACTCACGAATGATATATTCATTAGTAACTTCTATGTCTCTGTAAGGTTTCTCCATTCAGTTAATCCATTTAATTGTTGTTCAGTCCAGCAATTGTAGTAGTTAGTTAATTTAAGATTGTTTGACTTAGAAAGCAAATCTTCTAGGTCCTGTACCACCCATATGTAACAGTCTGGGAAGTTAGTGGTTATTCCGTTAATAGTGAAAGGGGATCTAGGATCATTATCAAGTACTACTTTATTACTGCTTCTAAAAGTACGATTCAACAGTTCAGTTTTTGCTTCTAATGCTTCTACTTCGTAAATTTCGTAATTAGGTAAGTAAAAGATACAGACTTTATAAACTTGTACGTTAGCATTACTAACTTGAAATGCGATACTATCTAGATCGGTTTCTTCAATTGTATATTCTTGGAGTTTGATAACCGGTTTAACAAATGGACAGATAGGCATGTTACTTAGCTCCGGTCTAGGAATAGTAAGTTCATCAAACCATCTTTTTAATTTTTCTTCTATCATAATTTACTGTATGAATGTATGGGCGTACTCACTATAACTATCGTCGAAATGTGAATAGTTAACAGTTATTTCTTCACCGGGTTGAATATCCTCGGATGCTACCATGTATAAGGACCCACTAGTTATTGAATTAGATATACTACTATGGTTTTGAAAAACTGAATGATCGCATGATGAGTAAAAGTGATCTCCTTCTCTCCAAAAATAAACATCTATAAAATTTTTCTGAATGGTGTTTAATTTTTCTAGAGTATCTTTATGAATCTTAATATCTAAGCCTTCTATAAATTCCCAAATAATAGTATCTTTAGGAATAAACTCTTTTGCAAAAACACCAAAGCCTTTATCCTTAGTTTTTTCGATATATGTACTAATAGTAAACATCTACTTATTAACTGAGTCAATATCGTAGTAGAAAGAATCTGTGTCTTCAGTGATCCATTTATCAGCAACTGATTCAACTGCTGGTAGGGTTTCGTCTACCTTAATGTCTTTAGGATTCATAGGAAATTCAGCAGTAACCCAGTTAGAGTCTCTCCAATATATTCTGTTATTTGGCATACATAATAAGTAACCATCATCGGCTACTAATACATGACCGGCTTTATAATCAGTCGGTTCATCGGAGTATGGATTATCATACCAATCTACAGTAAAAAGATAAGTTGCCCAAATTTTAGTTTTATCTCTTAGAACAACTTGACATCTTTTTTCTAATAAAAATGAATATTTTTTTATAGCAACATTTTCGCTAAAACAGTCCCACAATTGTTTAAAATAAAAGGGAATGTCTTTTGTAGGTGGTTTAATAAATAATTCTGAAATAGGG